AATTCATCTTTAGTAAAGCCAGTAGCGTCTATTACATCTTGTATGTGTTTATTATATTGACTAGTAACTTCTTCTGTGTTTGCACCTTGATAAGCACCATACATATTATTATCGGCGTTTTGAAAATTCTCAACCGAGCCTGTCCAAATTGCGTTATCATATCTTTGAATATCGTTAACCATACTAGCGTTTGTCTGACCCTGATATCTGGTAAGGTGTAGGATATTTTGAATATCGCTGGCGTACATTTTAAATCCAGCTGGGTTCTTTGTTCCATCCAATACACCTCTAGCATCCTCATCACTTAAACCTTGATTTACTAATGAGTTATAAGTAGCGTTATTTAGTTTTCTTTGTTGTCTTTGTTGCCACTCTTTTAATTGATATGGTGTCATATCGGGTGACTCTGGTTTTTCTAGAGAAATGTTCTGAAGGTTATTCATATCATTCTCTGCGTTCTGTCTACGGCTGGCAAGGAGACCATCGTTGACACTTGTATAAATATCCATCCCAGCCTTAGCTGCTTTTGATCCTAAGTTCCACCAGTTATCTCCAGGATCTACATCACCCATCCACATCTGTGGTGATGGCATTGATACAACACCTTCTTCCACAAAGTTTGGTCTATCTGGTACAGCTGCTACTTGTGGTTGTTGCGGTGTAAGTTGTGCTGATTCAGTAATTTGTAATTGCTCAGGCGTTGGTGGCATCTGTGGTATCTCCTAAGAAATCTTTGTATTGATTAACGGCTGTATATAATATTCGTGAAAGATCATCGTTGGTCTTAAGCCTACCAGCGGCTATCTCACCATTTAAACCCCTAGTAATTAATGTTTCATAGTGTGGTTTTTGAAACATAGAGAAAGCTTCACCCCATTTATCTGGTGTTAATTTGCCTTGATCTAACATCATACCAGCAACACCCTCAGCTGTTTTATTATCAAGGTTAATCTTATTGCGTTGATTAGCTAAATTACCAACAACATAATCTCTGATTAGGGGTGGTGATAAATCACTAATCATTAGTTGTTCATTAATTCCTGGACTACCAGCTACATCTTTTGGGAAAATTGTTTCTCTATCTTGTAAATCAAAAGCTGGAGTAAACTCGCCAGTTTTATTTACAACACCAAATCTCCCATTAACAGCATTTGCAACTGGCAATAGATTTAATTGTTCTAGCTTAAGAAGATCGTTCATGTGGGCATCAATACCAACATCTGGATCCATTTCCTTATCTGATAAGTCAGATAACCTACGACTTAGGTCATCTCTATATAAAGCTTTTGCTTTATTTAAATTTGAGTTAGCGTTTCTAAATGATAAGTTTTGAACATCTCCGCTAAACTCTTTAGTTAACCAACTAGGAAAGCGTGATATCTTATCACGAAGAAAGAATTCTTTTTCGGTTGGGGATTGAAACATATTCATTTCTGTTTCAGTTCTCCAGATTAAACTTTCTTTTGCAGCTTCTCTTCCTTGGGGATGCAAATCTAATGTTTTATTCCAATAGTATTCATTAAATTTCTGTGTTGGGAATGGTATATCTTTTGTTTCTTTCATCCAAGAATCAAATTGTTTTTGTTTATTGTCTGGATATAATGTCTTAAGATTTGTTTCTAATGTTCTTAGGGTATCTTTTAAACCCATTTCTTTTTTATTGTTTACAGCATCAATGTTTGTTTGACCAGTATATATACTGTTGGTTGCCATGTTTTGTAATTGATTATATAGATCCTGTTTCATTGTTTTTTTATCCTTTATAATGATCTATTAAATGCACCTACATCAAATGCTGGTCCACCTATTGGTGGCGCACCACTTGCACCAGCTGGAGGAGGAGCTTTATTAAATCCACCAGCCATAGAATATCCTTGAAGACCAGCCGTTAAACCAGTAATACCAGCTTGTGCAATCATCATGCCAGTAGATGTTTGTGCATTTACTGATGAAGTGTCACCAGCTAAGAATGTTTGTAGTTCCATGTAATTAAAATCTCGTTTAGCAAGGGTGTTATTGTAAGCAGTAACAATATCACGATTTTTATTCATTTGAGTAATCTTAAGATTAGCCATATTTGTATGTGCATTATCTATATTTTGTCTTAATAAAGCTCTAGCTGTACCAGAAGATGCTGATATTCCTCTACCAGATACACTGCTTAATAGAGCTGCATTGATTTGATTTGTTTGTTTACTATACTGACTCTTTGCATTATCAAAACCCATTTTACCATATACTTCAGCCAAGCCTCGCTCAGTAATAGCAAGGTTTTCTAATTGTCTATTACTAATAGCTTTAGCTAAGTTATTTTTTAAAATGTTTCTATTGTTAGTATCAACAGTCCACTTACGCTGAAACTCAGCATTTTGTTTCATTAGTTGCTGTTGCATTGCAGCAGCTTCAGCTGCTTGGTTTGCTCCCATACTACCCATGAAACTACTTGCCATACCAAGTGCAGCCATACCACCACCAACTGCTAAGGCGTAAGACATTTTGTATCTCCTTCATCTAATAAATTAGAGTTTCTGGTTTGTAGTAAATCAACTTCATCGGTAAATTCTGCCTCTGCTGCTGATACTTCTGTTTGATTTGTATGTATTAATGTTGTCCAATAGGTATCTGCGTGAGTTATAGCGGCTCTTTTTGCTCCGCTGTATGCTGGTATAACATTGTATCCAGTAAATCTTTTTAACCCATCTTTAGTTGTAACAGTAATATCACCTTGTACAATGCACATATTATCTATTTTAGATAATACACCTGTTGCTACTAAACCAGCTGGAATAAAAACTGTTCTTGCGTATATACCACCATGAATTAAATTAGTTGTCTTAAGAATAACTTGTGGGGTTTCAAGAATAATTTTTTCTAATTCTAAGACTTTTTCATTTGTTTTTGTTTGATCTATTACAGTTATCTTTTGTTGTTCGGGATAGAAGATAACTATCTCACCTTTAAATTCTTCCATCATCTTTTATACCTTTGTTTTATTACGCTTGGGTAATTTTTTTTCATACTCATTGGATTACCGTTTAATAATATAGCCCCACTAATGCGATCACCTAGTAATCCTATAGATCTTTTATTACTTAACCAGTCTTTAATAATTTCTTGTTGTTCTTTAGCTTTGTTTTTTCCGATTTGTGTATCAGCATCAAGTGATACCATGCCCTGCCAATAAGCAACAGCACTACCAAGGATGTCAATTCTATCATCATGTTTTAAACTACCTTTTCTTTCAGTTATCCTAGTAATTTGTTTTTGGTTTTCAGGATCTTTAATAGCTTTGATATTGAATATTAGTTTGTGTACAGACATTAAAGGCTCTAACGATTTAATAATACGCTGTTCCTTATTACCAGTAACTCTAAAGTCTTCTATAGCAATTGGACCACACATACTGCATACCACTGGTTTCAGTAGGTTGCAGTACATGGCATCACCAAAGTTAGACTCAACACGAATACACTTGATCTTGTATTCATAGGCAAGCTTACCTATCTTGCGTAGGATTGGCTCAGCATAGCCGCCCTGTAGTCCAATGAGTTCATGCACTACAATGTAGCCATTTACGAATGATGCGATACAGATGGCTGTCTCGTCATCTCCACGACCACTGGGGTCAACAAACATAACGGTCTGTTGGTATGGGATAAAGTTGGGTGAGACCCATTGCGGATCGTACAAGAGATCTCCTGTGATACCAAACGACTCAATAGTCTTGTTGTGAGATCTCTTCTCCCAAGTAATCTTTTCAGGGAACAGCTCAGGGTTAACATCTAGAATAATTAAATCCTCTAACTTAAGAGGATACTTAGATCTATCGCTAAGGGATGGATCTAATTTGTAATGTAGTGAGAATAACTTTAAGCCAATCTTAGCTTCCCTTTGCTTAAGAACATCTAAAGGGAACCGCTCAGGTTGCGTACTGTCTCCTATCTCTAGCCCCAACTTTAAGATGTAATCGGAACAGTAATCTATTTCTCCAGGAATATCAGGGTTTGGCATAATAGCTGGAAACTTAATAATAGGGTAACTGTTAGCAAGCTTAAGATATACGCTGTCAGTCGATTGGAATGTACCCAAGATACGGATGCATCCATCGGCTGTGTTGTTCCTAATCTGCTCTAGTTCGGCTATCTTATTGAGTAGCCGTTCCCTAGCATAGGGAGTATCTGAGTTCTTT